GTCTCCTGTTTCCCAAATAGTTTCAAAAGCACCTGAACCGATACTAGGATTATATCCAAATTTATTAATCATAGTGTAACCAGGAACTTTACCTTGCTGTACAGCTAAATAAAATGGAATATTACCAACTGTACTTCCACCTGTTATTGGATTGACATTATTACAACTCATTAGCAACCAAACCTCATGTTAAACCAAGTAAATCTTTCTAGTTCTTGTTTTAATTCTTCTTGATAAGATGTATTTAACTTATCTTGCATCGTTCGCAAAGACTGTGAAACTTGTCTTTGATTTTCTTCTGTATAAGTTGGTGTTGGCTCTGGAATTACTATATCTACTCTAGCCATGTAATGCTGCTCCTCTTTCTGAAGAAGAGAATCCTGCGCTTGTTTTACGACCACCACCATCATATTGACCACCTCTTCTATCATCTTGTGGTGTAGGAGTGTTTGAACCAAATTCTCCTTTGTTAATTCTACCTTGTAAATCTCTTACTGATTCTCTTTGAATAGCTTTGTTAACTGTTTTGTTAGCCCTCTTATTTCTTAAAACTTCTGCAATTCCTTTTACATTATCTGGCAACAATGAACCTACTGTGTACAACGCACCTATTGGATTTGATAAAGTAAAAGGATTTACACCCACTACACTCCCTAAAACATTTGCTTCAATAGCTTTAAGGCCAAGTTTTTTCATAACTTCGTTTTTTAAAACATTCGTAGCCACATCTTTTCCAATTTGTTTTATATCTATATTTGGTTCGTTAGGTGCAAGACCCATTGGTTGTAACTCTTGATTCACAAAACTAGGTGTATAATTTTCAAATCCTGGTTGCGCTTGCACTGCTGCAATACCAAAAGGATCTTGAGCTTGAGCCACATTATTAGCATAATCTCTTAAAAATATTTCTTCCATTATCCTCTCATACCATCAGGTTGTACGTCAGCTCTAAAAGTTCCATATCTCCAGTTTTGATCTGTAGAAGTGTTAGCTATTTTTAAACTTGCAAACCTTGATCTTGCACGTGTATCAACTTTATCAGTTGAACCTGTGATTGTAAACGGTCCTAAAGGAGACGATGCAGCATTATTAGATGGATAATCTCTTAAATTTATCGTTATCTCTGCATCACCTGTAATTAATTTAAAATCAGGCACAAATCTTCTCATACTCATAAATACTTCTCCTTCCCCTAAATTAAAATCACCTGATTGTATAAAAGCAGAAATAGCTGTTTTGTTACCTGCAGTATCTACCTGATCTGTCCCAACTTCGTGAGCATAATAAATAGTCCCACCGTTTATATTTGTTACACCTTGTATTAAAGGGAAAGTTGGTGTTGTTGTTGAGGTAAATTCAGTTGCATAAGGAACATCATATAAATTAGCATCTACCCAAGTAGTTCTAGCTAAAGATCCCGTTGTCCAAGTTCCACTTTGATAATTGTAAGTAACACATCTATCATTAAAGGATGAACCTGATTTTGGATAAAACCAAGTAAGCTCCTCGTACAAATGATTTAAGCCAACATAAACTGACTCACCATTTTGATAATTAATACCTAAATTATCTCCTTTGTTTGTAAATACAAAATCTTCAACTAGGCACGGTAAAGATTTAACAGTACCATCGTAAACAAAGAATCCACCAGATTCTCCCATCCAATAAACAGCACCATTAACATATTTAATAGAATGCTGTCCAAGTGCTCCACAATTTGAACCTACTTGTCTAATGGAGAAAGTAAAAGGTGGACCAACAAACTGTATTACATACGCTGAATTATCAGTTAAAACAAATGTATAGTCTTTTCCTTTTACAGCTCCGACAATTTTTGTTCCAGAATCTAATCTAAAAGTACCTGCCGTGTTTACTGAAGTTGGTGCATAATCACTTATATTTTCTTGGTCAGAAAATCTTATGAACATCTTGTCTTGAGTAGATTGATCTCCAATAGTTGTTTCTGTACCTAACATTAATAAATGTCTATCTCTATCCGATACTAAAGACATCACAGATGCTGTTGGTGCACCACTTACAATAGTTGCTCTTGTTGTTAAGGCATTAGGGTTTGAGTTAATTGGATTCCATTCAAATGTTTGACCATTTTTTATAGTAGCTATTAATTTTTCTCCAAAATTATCTAAAGACCAAGATGCAGGATCTATTGTTAAAGTTTGTGATAAAGAAGCTTCACCCCATCCAGTAAATACTTCTACACCTGAACCATCTGCATGTGCAGATCTAGTGCCTGCAACGTCTCTGGTAATCCCTGTTAAATCATTTGTAGATATACCTGTGTAAGAAATAAATTCTGTTCCAACTTTTATTGTTCCAGAAGTTGGAAATCCAGTTGTTGATGTAAGTGTAATTGATGTTCCAACACCTCCAGTACCTGCGGTGTCGTCTAATAAAGCTCCGTTTAAAGTTCCGAACACTTGTTGTCCTCCGCCCCATAATCCTGTTCCAAAACCAAATCCATAAGTAAAACCTAAAGCACCTGCACTAATGTACGGATTGACTGTTGCAGATCCACTTCCGTTGACCGTTGTCCCTGCTGCGCTAGCCATTGTAATAGTAAAAGAATCACTATCTGGAACAGTTATTACTTGAAAAGTATTTGTTTCAAAATCTGCAGCACTATATCCAGCACCTACTGGAGGTGTCACTGAAGTAAAAATGAAAAGATCTCCAGGTTGTAATTCGTGTGCTGCTTTGTTGACAGTAACGGTAGCCGAAGTATTCACAGTGTCAAATGTACATCCAGTTTTAGCTGTGCCTAAAGGTGTTATGTCGTAAAAAGCACCTTCATAATAAATAATTAAAACTTTGTTTGTGCCTATTGCAGCATATCTTCTGCCGTCTAAATCAGCCCAAATAAACTGTTCTCTCGCTGCACCTACTAAAGATGAGTTAACTAGTTGCTCCCAACCACCTATTTTTTCAGGTAATCCATATCTAAACCTTACAAAGTCTCCGTCAGTCCAACTACCTTCAGCTCCTGTTGCGGTAACTTGTTTGTTAAATCCTGGTGCTATTTGTACTTTTGTTAGAGGCATAAAAACATTTTACCTTAAAATTTACTTAATTTCTACTGCTCCAGTATTATTGTAGTTTGAGTGTGATTACTTCTTCCAATAACCTTAAATTTTCTATTGAATTTTTGTGTCCATTCCGACAATGCTTTGTATATACCTTCTTGCCATTTCGTATAATTAGATAAATTATACCAATTATAAAAATCATCAAATTGAATAACTGTACCCTTTACTATTTGATCATTTAATTCTTCTAAAACGGTAAGTGAGCTGCTATATAAATCACAGTCAATGTGAATAAATTTAATATTATCTCTATTTATTTTACACCACTCATATATTGTTTTATCGTACCACCCTACTACTAATTCTGCATTAGGCTCAACTTCAGGTAAATTATCTACTTTCATCCTTCCCTGTTCAAATATGCTTTCATCGGAAAGATGCCAATCTTCAGGAAGACCCTTAAAACTATCGAAACCATAAACTTTTTGATTAGGAAAGTTTTTTGCTATTAAATTTAAAGTTTTACCTTTTAATACTCCAAACTCACAAACAACACCTTCAATAAAACAATTTTTGAATGATTCAAAAAGCATGCATTCTCTTTGATAATCTTCCCAATAATTATTTACAAAAAAAGATATGTCCTGATTAAAATTAACTTCTGCTCTTAAACAATTTTCATCGTTTTTTTGTTTTGAAACTAATGTTAAAACATACCCTTTGGTTTCATCATACGAACAAGAAACACTATCAATAGAACAATTTTTAAATAATTCTAAAAATTTACATTCTCTTTTATAATCTTTCCAAGAGTTGCCTACAATTTTAGAGTTTGTAAATACATCTAGATTATAATTATTTTTATCCACAATCATTATTTATAATATTTTTTAAATATTCTTTAGGTATGGAAAAACCAAATATCCATAATGTTCTTGGTATACTACCTTTAACTAAATTTGATCCATGATCAACCTCTGATACTGGATATAGCCACATATCTCTTTTGTTTAAATTTATTTCTTCGCCTTCAATAATAGGGCTTCCCCCTT